CCATTGTAGGCAACACCACCTGCAATACAAAGATTATCACAAGTCTTTAATGGATATACATGTTCTCTAATTTTATCTAGTGTAAATTCTTGTAATGTATATGCAAGGTCTTCAATACTATCTAATCTAATTTCTTTAAAGTGTTCTTGTTTCTTTTCAGTTATCTCACCTGCAAGTATTGTTTCAAATACATTGTAATAGTAATCACTATGTTTACCATAACCAACTTTACCCATTAATTTACTTGCACCTAATGTGCCAAAACCTGTAAGACCTGACATATGATTCCATAACCAACCAATAGGCAACTTATCTGATAGATCAATTAGATTGCCATCTTTATCAAAAAAAACACATCTAAATTTAGAACCTATACCATCTATTGCAAGTATATCAGATTGTTTATAACCTGAATTAAGAAAGGCATAGGCTGCGTGTGATTGATGATGATCTATAAAGTAAAGATCATTTTTTAAATAATAGTCCCATAGTTTTTTAGGATCATAATTAAATATATCTTGTGGCAACATATCTTTACACATTCTAATGCCACCATATGTGTATGTAAATGCTAAAATACCATTTGTGCCATCTCGTTTATTTGTATCCCAATATTCTCTAACAAACTCATTATTTAAACGATAGTCGCCAGGATTTAATATGTCTGATTGATGATTATATGCTTCGGCATGATATGGCAGATTGTGTTTAAATCTCGTATATCTTTCTCTTTGATTATGAAAGACACCATCATAGGTATTATGATCATGTAAATTTAATGCTATTGAATATATCTTTTTCACTCTTTTTTCCTCATTATATTTTTTCAATTCAGGAAAGACATCAAATAAGTTTGCTTCCCATTTAGTGCCTTCGTAATATTTATCTATTTTTAAAAGATAGTCAATTGTATCTAAATAAGACAGGCCATTGTTATCTTGTTTTAACACATTTTGTATATCAGGAAAGTTTTCATACTTTGATATAAGTTCTTTTTTTAATTCATCAGGTAAAACATTTGCACATAATTTTGCTGGTCCTCTTATATTAGACCAGTTAATTTGTTTAAATAGTTTTTTGTTTTCATCAAACCAATTTATAAGTTCATAAAATCTTAATACACTTAAAAAAGATATTGTGCCATTTACATTTATTTGAACATTAGGATATTGCTTTACTGCTTTTATATTTTTAACTATATCTTCCCAATTTGATCTACGCCTAATATACTCATCTGTCTTACCTATACCATCAAGTGATACCGTAAATTCAAATAATTGAAAGTGTCTTATATAATCTGTAATTTTATATTTACCTTGTCCTAAAACAGACATGTTAGTTTGAAATTTTAGTTTCATATGACGAGCATGACCTGTCTTTATGATTGCGTCAAGTAATTGATAGTATTGTTTCATCACAAGTGGTTCACCACCTATTAATTTAAGATTGTAAATGTAAGGTGCAATATCAGCTATCTGATCTATAATATCTTGTAAAGGTGCCCCTTTAATAGAATTAACTTTAAGATCATTACCATGTTTAAGAGTCCATACATTCATAACCGTTTGACCTTCTAATTCTTTTGAGTTCAATGTTGTTGTCCTTGTAGAAGAGTCATAAGTGTGGCACATATAACAATCTAAATTACATTGATTACCAAATGCTTTAATTTGCACTTCAAAAATTCTATCTTTTATGTGACCTGTTTTTGTTTCTTTATAACGATTAACTGCCTTTCTTATACCTGCCCATATACCATCATCATTAGATTGTATCTTTAATGAGGCCTGTCGTCTGGATCTGCCATATTCTTTCTCTTGTTTAATACATGATTTACATGATACTCTTGCTAGTTCTAAATTAGAACCTGGCGTAATCATTTCTTCTCTTAATTGATTTAATTTAGGATCGTTTTCAAACCAATCTTTTATTGAAACATTTTTTATATGTGAATTAAATGGTTTATGTTGTGCCCACGAACAAGGTGCATATGAACCTGTGACATCTGTATATAATAATTGAAAAGGTGCGCCACAAAAAAATATATCTTGGTCTTGTATTTGTTTTTCTAAAGGTCCTACATCTATGCCAGGTTTTTTAAACCATTGAGATGTATCTACTTTACCATCGCCTAGATACTTATCGCCAGGACCACCTTTAGTCAAATGTTTAGGAAGTTTATTCATCTATAAATTTAAACATATCCTCAAAAGATACATCGGTATCTAATTTACTATTTTCAGGTTTCATTGTCTGCCATTTGTAATAGATAGACTTACCTATGGTTTGCATTAGTGTAGGCGTATATTGAATAAAAGGAAAATCACGCCACTTGTGTTTTAGATGAGGAAAACAAATGTTGTATGATGTATCCCAACCTCTATCTAAAGTAGCACCTGTGATTGCTTTTGCTAACATGCCTATTTCAACTGCACAAGATTCCCTATTTTGATTATTAACAAAACTAGGATTGTCTAACTCCCATAATGAGTCTGACTCTTCAAATTTTGCTTTATGAAATGCATTTGCCTTTCTAGTCATGGGTGTTGTTATTAAAGTCCAAGGTGCTGAACGCATATGATATAGGCCAGGATTTGCCATATATTTTTTAGGATCACCCATACCTGCAATTTCATCTGTTTCAATCTTATTGCCTTCACATAGATTATATAACTTCTTGCTACGCTCTGCATTAGGACCTAATACATAAACTTGATAAGGATAACCTTTTTGTTTTGATGTAACCAATGGCAATGCTGTTCTTAATATTTCTTCTATATCTTTTCTTGTAGGTATTTCAGTAGTAGAATAATCAACAACATGTTTTCTATTTTTTAATGAATCAGTTATACTCATAATACACTCGCATATTTTGATACAGGAAAATGACCTTTAGGTTCTACCCACTCCATACAAGTCTTGCAATAGTTCTCATACTTAAACAATCTAAAGTTCATCATCTTATCAATATTTTCTTGTGTTAGTTCAAATGTTTTAGATAACTCAATATTGTTAGCAAACTTTTTACTACAATGGACTATATGTCTTTTTTCAAAATCTATAACAGGCACCATAGGAAAAGCAGCACACATCTTACGATCTATCTCGGCTGCCTGTGTATGAACCTCTAACACATCATCTTTATTAGGTGTTCTGCCGTTAAAAGATTTAAACATAGTATTTTTATGTTCTAACATTTTCATTTCTTCAGGAAAGTTATCTTTGTATTTGTAATAATTAGGTGTCTTTACACATAGATTATAAGCGTTATGATTATTGGGTTGTATAAAACCATAAGGCCATAGTAAATCTAAACTACCTAGTTTTTCAATCTTGTCTTCATAAAAATCTAATATGTTATGTTCAATATAAAGAACATCTGGATCTGTTATTAAGTGTGGATATCTTTTACGAACAAAAGAGTTTGATAAGACCGAACACACATGATTAGGATTCTTTTTAACTTCATTTACAACATCATCTAAATTTTTTATAAGACCAGGTTCGCCACCTAATAGACACACACGAATTTTATAGTTTCTTAAATAGTGTAATGTTCTTTTTAAGAAATCCATATCAACCGTCAAGTTTCTCATCTCTAAAGTATAAGAGGTGCAATAGTGACAATTTTTATTACAAGACATAGATAGAAAGAAGTCTATCGCTAAATAATTTTCTTGTATTTCTTTTAATGTTTTCATATTTTATTCCAAAAGAATTTGTTAAATGCAATTAATAATTTTTGTTTTGCATTATCTTTAAAATTTAATTCTTCAAATATATACTCTGGTCTTTCATAGGCCTTTTCTATTATATACTCATAGATGTCCTCAATGTCACCTGAAATAGACTTATCAATTACAAGATCATCGCCAAAGATGTATCTCATCTTTTTAATTAACTCTATAAGTCTAAATGGTATCTTATTTGTTATATCAATCATGTTATTTTTTTCATCAAAATAACAGAAAGTTTTAAATGAAGGACTAATTATTATTTCTTTCATATTGTAGCCATTATAATATTACAAGTGTTATCAACCTCTTCATCTGTTAAGTATGGATGAATAGGTAATGTCAATATCGTATCACAAACTAATTGAGTATTTGGACACTCATCAACTCTATTTATTAACTTCTCATACATCTTGTTTTCTGATATAGGAGTAGGATAATGAACGGTTGCGTTAAGTCTTTTCTTTAGTGTATCTCTTGTTTCTTTGTCTTCAACTCGTATGACATATTTGTGATAGTTATGATTTAAACTTGTTGTAGTAGGTTGCAAGGTCACAATATCTTTTAATTGTTCATCATATCGTTTTGCAATCTCTTGCCTTTTCTTTTGCCATTCTGTCATTCTCTTTAATCTAAAATTAATAAACTCGGCATTCATTAATAACATTTTAGAATTGTAACCTAATATTTTGTTTTCGCCATGTTTTCTTAATCTTTTACATAGTCTTGCTTGTTCTTTATCATTTGTGCAAACTGCACCACCACCTGCAATCCCAGCAATAACTTTATTTGCATTAAAACTTAATGTTGATATATCGCCTATTGAACCTGCCTTGACGCCTAATAAACTTGCACCTAGTGATTGAGCAGAGTCTTCTATTAGATAAATGTTTTTCTCTTTACAAAAATCTAATAACTCTTTCATATCTGACATATAACCAAATAGATGAGGATATACAATCGCCTTAACTTCAGGTTGATACATTCTTCTAACACTATGCATTGATAGATGATAGGTTTTAGGATCAATATCACAAAATACAGGTGTTGCACCGACCATAGATATACAAGACGCTGTAGATATCCATGAAAAATTTGTAGTCATTATTTCATTGCCAGGTCCTAGACCTAGTGCTTCTAAAGCAAATCGTAAAGCGTCTGTGCCACTTTGACAAGCAACAATATGTTTTTTATCTGTTAATGGTTTAAGACTTTCTTCTAAAAACTCTACATTTTGTTCCTGATCTTTTTGCATACACTTATCAAAAAGGTCTAGGTATTCTTGTTTGTGTGCTAGATATTCTCTATCCCAATTTGTCATATACATACTCCGCTATTTTTACTTGCCCTTTTGCGTTAGGGTGTCTATCTAATTCAGATATTTTATGTTCTTCTTTTAATACGCTAAACTCAACCGTATGACCACCTAGTTCTTCATCTGTTGGCCAGTTTAAATACTTGTCATTAAATTTATATTTTGTATTTTTTAAAATTTCAAGTGTTAGATGTTTTAATTTTTTATACTCTTGTGGCACGCTTGGTTTCTTTAATAAATCCCACAAGTGACCTCTATATAAACTAATCATTTGAAAATGAAGATAAGGAAGTTTTGTTTGTTCCATAAGATTTTGAAAAGCATATTTTGTTCTTATACTTCTTTCTATCCAGTATGGCAAATCACCTCTTAAATCTTGTCTATCATTTCTCCACATATCTCTAACTTTATAACATCTTCTAGGCGCTGTTGACCAGGCTGCAATAACATAACCTATTTCATCATGTGGTGTTTCTTGTAGATAATCACTTATAGATGAATAGATATACTCATTACCTGCACCAGATTTACAAAGATTAACTGGTTCCATATTCATCTTTTCTGCAACTATATTTGGCCATTTAGGCCAACTGCAATCCATATCAGGATGAAATTGTGAAAAGAAATCTAAATCACCCCAACTACAACCACTTACAACTAATTTCTTCATACTTTATTTTTTACTATTGATTTACCTTTCTCATCTAAATGATGTTCTATTTTTACATGATCATTTGGTCTTACAAGACAATGATACAAACAATTTTTAGGCACTCTACTATGATCACCTGCTTCACCTTCTTTCATTATCTGTTCAAACTCACGCCACTCATCTGACAATACTATTTCATCTATGTTTTCTGCCTCACTTACTTTACTCACTTTTAACATTTTTTGAAACAAAGGTGTATTTAATGTCCATTCCTGATCGCACCAACAACAAGGTAATAGATGACCTCTATTACTCATAGCCATTTGCATTTTGCCATTCATACATTGAGCAACAAACTTACCTTTTAAATCATGTTTCTTGTCTGACATCTGGTCTTATATATCCTTTATATCCTAAATTATATTCTTTTTCTTTTGGTCTTAATGGGTCATCTTCACCCATCCAACGAGATGAATGTAAAACTATAAACATCAAACCTTCATCTACAGCCATCTTTTTTGCTTTCTCTAAATTATGTTCATTATAACTAAACACAATAAATTGCCATGATGGTGTTTGTTTTAAATGTTTCTTTGCTTCTAACATAACTCTATATAACTTTTCACCATCTTGGTTAATACGATACATATTACTTTCTTCAGGCAAACCATCTATTGCAAATATCCATTTTGCTCTAGGGTGTGCTTGAAATGCTTTTATATACCAATTCATAGGTTTTTGTGATGACGCATTATGCACCGTAACCTGTATATCTTTCTTATATAGGTAATCTAATATCTCAATAAATTTGGGATGATGAACAGGATCAGATAACTGACCACAAAAGTTAAATGATGAAAAATAATCAGATAACTTTCTTATCTCGTCCATTGTAGCGTCCCGACCATAAACTTTTCTGCCTTCAAGTGTAAAGTTAGTTTGTCTTTGACATCTCATACACTCTAAAGGACATCTATTGCTTATGTCAATGTTTATACCTTTCTTTGATCTTCTATAAAAAGATATATCGCTCATTTACCTTTCCTCTCATACATATCACCTGACACATCAAACCATTCTTCTACTTTTAGTTTATCTTTGCCATCATCTAAACAATGATGTTTGCACACAGCAGGTATTTTATTTACATCACCTTCTTTTAGAATATTATAAAACTCTACCCATTCTTTTGAAGATGTTATATCTTTTAAACTTTTATTTTTTGCAATATCACTTACACTTAATAACTTTTTTATTTCTTCAAACTGAATCCATTTAGGTGTATCAATATAACAACAAGGCAGTAATCTGCCTCTATTATCTACAGCCATTTGCGTAGTAGTATTCATACATTTAGGTCTAAATTTATCCATACTGATTAGACCATATTCTTTTAGTTTTATCTTTAGGCATATAAGGATCGTTTTCATTTAACCACTTTGATGAATAACAAAGACTAAAATTAACACCATTGTCTTGTGCCATCTTTCTTGCCTTATCTATATCTTTTTCGTTATAAGAAAATATAATATATTGCCACATAGGCGTAGTGTTTAAATGTTTTTTACTTTCT